CACCAGTATTCGTAATTGTGCCGAAAATTTGTGATGATTTTTCTTCATATGCTGATCTAACTAAACAGTCAACAGGGGTTCCAGCAGATTGTACTGTGACAGTAGCAGAACCTGGAGTTTGTACAACATACGCTGTATCAGTTCCTTGAGTATTCATTACATTATTAACTAAGTAATTTTCTCCACCAATTTCTAAAACATCACCATTTCTAACTTCTTCAAACCAAAGTGAATTAGACGTTGATGCTACTAATCCAGTTGTCGCATTGACCGCAACTGTTCCTGTGAGGGTTTTTGTTGCTTTATCAGGTCCACATACTGAAACCTTTAAACTATTTCCTCTTTCTCCCGCATATGTCGCAACCCACGGTCCATAAGTTCCCGTAGAAGATCCTCCTGTGGATGGATCATATGTGGTTTCGAATGCTTTCTTATTTTTAATTAAAACTGTCGCTCCCTCTTGTGTCGCCGCATAAGTTGTGTTAGCAGATGAGGCGTTTTTTGCTAAAGAGTTTGCTGTTCGTGAAATTTCAAGAACTCCGCCATAGTTCATAAAATTTGATGCGGAAAACCATGAAACATAATTGTCTTCGTTTGGTACGAAAAATTTAGCTTTTAAATCGGCTTCTGAAGCGACTCGACCATTTTCTGGATCTTCAATAGGTCCCCATCTAAAGAGTCCTGAAAATCCCCCTATATTTGTGGCGAGGGTTGGTACTATGGTTGTTAAATCGATTTCTCTAGTCAGAACACCAGGACTAACTGTGAAGGGCATTTTTATTCTCCTATATTTATTATATTTAGTTGACTTCTAGCGTGTTAGCTCTTACGTCTAACCTACTTGAAACTCACCTCTAATTAACTATATTTATTAAATTTCGGAATTCCAATAGAGTCCTGATTTATATTCTTTCCAAACATGATAATCATCTTCAGCCACTACCTCAGATATACCATCATTAAAAAATCCTAATGGTAGAGAATCTTCGTCATTCATTCTTTCTTGTTGCTCTAATAATTTCTTTCTAATATCAGAATCAGTAATTTCTTTAAAATATCTTTGATTCACTAACCATCCAAATAAAACTAAAGTCATGACCAAATCATCATGATATCCTTCCTCAGCCTGAAAACTGGGTCCTTTTTCAGCAAAAGTCATCAACTCTGAAATGATATCAAAATCCTCAATTATTAAATGATCCTTCTCAATTAATTCTTTTATAGTTGTACAACCGGTTCTTTTAACATGTTTTGATGTAATTAAACCAATTCTAGAATTTTTCTTAAATCCACCACTAACTTCTTGACCACCTTTATTTGGAGAAGTGAGAATAGTGTTCTCATATTCTAAATCATAATACAATATATCTCCTACCTGCATACCATTTCCATTAGTTTCGACTAAACACCAAGACTTATTATATTGTGTAGATATTTGTTCAATTATATTTGGAAAAATAATTGGAGATATTTCATTGTTTCTATATTTTGCAACAACTTTATATGGTATTTCTGTAACATCAATTATTGTAAATGTGGAATAATCTTGACCAACGCCTGACGCTGTGTCTACAAGAGTACAATAAGCATGACCTTTTTGTGGTTCAACATAAACATCCAATTCTTGTTGTTTTCTAATTGGTGGCTTATAAGGCATATTTCTTAATTTGGCAGGTTCAATCAAAGTATTTGTAGATCCTAAAAATTCACACTCAAATTCTTGTCTCCATTGTCTTTCACTTGTATTTCGAATAGTTTCTGCTTTCCAAGCATCATCTCTACCTGGAACATCACTCCAATTTACAGAAAATGGAACATAAGTATTTCTCCCCTCTTCTGCATCAATCCACATTTTATAAAATTTATTCATTCCATATGGTGTTGATACAATGAAAACTTTTGTAGTATTTCCAGAAGAAATTGTAGGATAAACAGAGTTAAAAAATTCATCCGCTAAAGATGGTGGATCTACATGAGCAAACTCATCAAGGAAAATGATATTAAAAGATGAACCTCTAACCGCTGAAGAGGATGTTGCTGCAGCGAGAATTTTACTACCATTTTCTAATTCAACATTACCTTTATTCCAAACAGTAACTCCTTGTTGTAGCCAGCTCGGTAAATGTTCAAAAGACATCTGCATTCTGCTCAAAAGTTCTCTCGCAGTATTACCTTTATTAGCGAGAATAGCAACTGCAACATTCTCATTAAAAAGAATATAATGTAAAAGATAAGATACAATTGTTGTTGATTTACCAGATTGTCTAGGTAGTTTTGAAATTACAAATCTATTATTATGAAAAATTTCGACCATCTCTTCTTGATAATCGTATAATTTAAAAGGAACTAAACCATGATCAACATGAACAATCTGAACATAATTTTCTATGAAATGTTTTGGATCAGTGGCACATTTAACAAGTTCCTTTACTTGATCAGGAGAAAATTCTAATTGTACGTTTGAGTTTTTTAAATTTGGGTTACCAAGATAATGCTGTGCGCCCATTAGTCTTTTGCATAGGATTCATAATTAAGTTCTTTTTCTTTTAGAGCGATCAAACTATGAATATCATTTTTCATATCTTTTATATCCACTTGTATTGTTTTTACTCGTTCTGTTAATACAGCGATAGATGTCTCATGAGAAATTATTCCTGATGTCATCCATATGACCAACGCTAATATCGAGGACAGAAACGCCGCTTCAACTTTTGGCCAATGATTAAACATTATTAACTATCTCTTGAGATTCCAGGAGCCGCATTGTATGCAACTGCTGTTAATGATGCTGTTCCGCCCGCCGAAGCGATTGTATCCAGTGGAGCTTTTCTCACTAACAACGCAAAATGTGGTGGTACAGATAGTGTTCCGCTATTTCCAGAACCATTAGTTACAGATCCATCTAAAGTTAAAACTACTGCGGTGGTTGCGTGAGAGTTCGCGCACCATACCAGAGTAGCAGTACCCATAGTGGTCGCTGATACTGTTCCATCAGATTTTACACCTTTTACACTTATCGCTTCCATATTTCCTTTAAATTAATTTCATTTTTCACTTACATATATTTATATTATACAGTTATCCAACCTCGTGCCACATTATAATATACTAGCTCTTTGGCCTGTCCATTTGTACTCATGACAAAATTACTCGTTGCTCCATCAATTTTATGATTATTTCTATTGATGGTAATATTATTTGATGCAGCATTTTGAGATGCATCAACAATTCTTATATGATCTCCCATTACTCCTGTTTGTGGTAAAGTTACTATCAAAGCTGAATTCTCTACATCACACAATAACCAATCTCCCGCACTCGCAGTTCTTGCACCATCTATTTCCATCCAAATACCAATATCACTTGTATAAACTGGTGTTCTTTGATCATCTGCTCCAGGACCAACAGCACCACCCATACCTGCATGGTTGGCACAATAAATGTAAATAATATCGGGAGTATCCCAACCTGTGGTAATATTTACTTTTGCATTAGCACTTCCTGGTGTTCCAACATGTTCAACTCCTGTTGATAATGCTGTTCCGCCTGTGTGTGTTCCATCTGGAGATGCTGAAAAATTTAATATATGACCTGAATTTGAACCAGCACTTACATCAAAACGATATACCATTCCTTTTTGTAAACGAATAGTGGGTCTAATGTGTGTGGACGTTTTCATTTTTTGTCCATCCAACTCAAAAACATTTTGAGATGAACTTCCATCATCTGCGACAGTTACTACAATTTGTGATGTGATATTATTATCTACATATGCTTTAACTGATTGTTGTGTTACCAATGCGGTCGCAGAATTACTTGTTAAATCATCCTCATCTAAACATGAGTCTATTGAACCAAGTCCTGGTCTCGCTAGGGTTGCAACTCCATTATTAATAACTACTACACCTGTATTGGCTGCGGAAGAAGAACTAAAATCTTTTCCGGTTCCACCAAACATTGTACCAACTGGTGTAGATTGCCAGGTTCCAGCGACTATAGCACCCAAAGTTATAAGATTAGTTGATCCCACCTCTGGTGACAATCCTGCAGTTCCAGGTGCAGCACTTGTCCAATTGCCGGTATTGTAATATATAATATCGCCTTGAGTGGCTGATGGGGAAGTTACGTCTGCTATGGAACTAAGATTAACTGAAGCAACATGTGCTACAGTTGCCATTGTGGAAGTATTCGCTTTTATTGCTATTGTATCTGTTGCTTGGGCTTCACAGAATATGGAAGTATCCGCCCCCTTAACAGTCATTGTGGCGGCTTGACCAATGGTTTCTGGCGATCCACCATCCGCAGCAACGGTAAAAGATGCAAATGTTCCATCCGCTATTGATATTAAATTTCCTACCGTTGCTCTTTTAACTCTTTCTGTATCATCTGATGTATCATAAACAAGTACTGAATCTGCGGTAGATATATCATCCGGATTCATTTCTGTCAGTTCACTTATTGGTCTATTTGCCATTACATTCGCCTTGAAGAATAAAAAATATGTCTATCTATTGTTACAGTTTTTATTTTTGTAGTAGTCCATCTCGGAGCACTAATATAATCTGCATGATAAAATGTAGCTCCGTCAGTTATATCAACCAAATCATCTGTTTCTAATAAAAATTTTGCCAATTCTACAGAATTTTCCCAAAGTTTTCCTCGAAACGGTCTGTCATGTTTACCATCACAATACCAACTGAATTGGCATCTATCTCTAACTGGAAATCCACTTTTATAATGTTTTCCTTCATATATTACATCACATACTGTATTTGGAAAACTTATACTATCTTTTCTATTTAGTACCACTTGTCCGACGGCGATTTTGCCTGCGGTGGATTCTGTTGAAGCTTCAAAATATATATTTTTAGACATACATTCCAATTCTATAGGATCTACTTGGTCCACATTTAGTTGAAAATTTTCCTTTGATATCATCAACATTGGAGGCATTGCGTCTGTATGAGCGCGTTTAATGGAAAATGCTTCTGGATTCCAATATTGATTAAGAGAATTTCCTCCTATACTAAATGGTAAAAATATTAATATAGTAAAAAATATAAGTATTCGTAGCATGTTACCTCATGTATTGGGTTATAGGGTGCCCACCGTTAATAAAATTTAATTGGATTTTTGCGAAGCGCATGGCTTCATTTGGTATGTATTCATGATAGGCAATTTTAAAACCTTTCTTAAAGAGTGTAGTATTATTTAGGTACACTAAACGGCTTCAGCCCTTGTAACTTCAAGAATCCTATCAATTTGTGCCTGTAATTTACCCGTCCTATTAGGCCAATATATATACTCTTTGCTTGGGTTTTTCATAAGATTTTTCAAAAGTGGAATAATCATTTTTTCCATTTTTTCCATCCTATCTTTTAATTGTCTATCAATTTCTACTTTTCTCTCTTCTACTTCATCTATAACTGCTCGAATACTAGAACCTTGTTCCGTAACTGCAGATACTAATTCTTGTGATTGCATTGTGAGAATCTTGTCTACTTTTTCTTCAACTCGATCCCATTGATCTGAATTTAAATTCCAATCATCGCCACCACTATCTTTATCTACTAGTGATCCCAATGCATCTATTTTTTTAATAATAGATTTTACATCATCTGTTAAATCTTTACTAACCGCGGTTGCAGCCTGAGTAGAAATTTCTTTTGTTCTTTCTTCAGCGGAAGCTTGAGTTCCTTCAACCTCTTCTGCTCCACTAAAACTAAATCCAAAATCAAAATCATCATCCCATACTTCTTCTTCTGCCATTATTTGAATCCTATCGCTTTAAGTTGTTTAATTGTATTTGCTGCACTGGTATGATGTATTCCTATTCCTCCCGCTTTTCTAAATTCTGCAATATTTTGTTCATGATCATCAATCAGAATATTGGGTCTTCTATCTCTACCATCTTTAGCAAATTGTTTTTTATCACGTCTTGAAACTGCTCTCATACTATTTTTTTCAACATTAAAATGTTTTAGCATCCATTTTGTCTTATCAGCTCCCGCCCTATCAGCGATTTTTCCCCTTTTATGTGTTGGTATTGCTGTAAGCATAAAGGGATTGAGTTTACCAATAAAATTCCAAAGTCGTTTCGCATCTTTCATTGGTGGTAATTTATAGAAAAAATCGTCTGGTAATTCCTCCCAACGCTCATCTTTAAACTTTCCACCAATCATTTCCTTAACTCCCGCATCAAAATCCGCTACAACTCCATCCATATCACAATAAATTTGAGGATTATCAAATTCATCTAATTCAAAATATTCTTTAAAAGTTTGAGATTTTTTTAATTTCTTTTCCCTTTCAATCCATTTTTTAGCTTTATAATTTTCTACAGGTTTCTGTATTATTTTTTTTAATATTTTATAAACACTTCTAAATGGATCACGTGCTTCAGTTTCAGTATTATTATCAACAATTATAAATTTATCAGCACCAAAATATTCTTGAAATTTTCCTATATTTGACTGAACATTTTCCCAACTCTTTTTTACTATGTCATCTCTTAATTTTCTAGGTCTTCGACTATTTCTTTTTAAAGCGACATCTAATGATGTATTAACAAATATCATCATTGTATCATAACCCAACCCCCGCAATCCTTCTGATGCTGATTGAAGTCTGTCAAATTTATGGCCTGTGCCATCTACAATTAAACCTAATCTTCCGTCCATCCATTGTTTCATTCTCATTTTTGTAAGGGATTTTGCCTTATCTCTAATCACTTGAGATTTCTCGAAATCCTTTTCTGTATATTTCGTGAAGTCTGTTCCCAATCCAGAAGATGTTAATTTTAATTCATATATTTCATCTGAATTCACAATCTTCATTCCTAGTCCAGCTGTTGAATGACCGGCAACCCACGACTTTCCAGAACCAGGACCTCCTGCCATGAAAACTGCTTTAAAAATTGAAGGATCATACATTCCTTCAATTAAGAATTCATTAAATTGCTTCATTCGGCTTTCCTTCAAAGATTGTAAGCCATTGTTCACCATGTAATTTATTATAATACATGCTTGTTTCTAATTTTTCTTCCATAACAAAAGATTCCTCTTTCATTTTTAATAGAAACTTTTTATCTCTGTGTGAGCCTTTATGTAATTTTGAGAATAAATCTTGAAATTGGTTTCCTCTATTATCAACAGAAATACTTTTGCCCCCATGATTAAAATTTGCATGAACTTTACCATGAGAATTTCCTGGAGAAGTATTTGTTCCTAAAAGTGAAAAATCATCTTTCTCTTTGTGGATTACTGAATGTTGATCATATTTTTTTCCTAAACCCATCATGTGTTTTCTTTCAATATTAGGAATAAGAAGAGATTTTTCTTTAACAAATCCTCCCTCTTCTTTATAACCACCTCTCATTTCAATATATCCATGTCCAAGTTTTCGAACATGATTTTTTAAATCAGAAAAGCGTTTTTCATTCTCTTCAGGTGAATGTTCCTGCCTATGTGGTGATATTAAACCAAACTTAGGAGTTTTATTCACATGATGCATAACTCTCGATAAACTAGATTCTACTAAATGATTCTTAAATGTTTTCATTTATATATCCTTATTAAATTTTATTTCAGTTACATATATCATACCACGAAACTAGGAAAATTGTCAAGTTTTAAATATTTATTAATTCCCACCATTCCTACATTGTATTGTTCCTTGACACGCCAAATGTTTCATTCCTTCCAACAAGAACAGCATTTCATCAATAAATGCATCAAGCCCTCTTATTAGGTACGGATAGATAAATTCTCCAACCGGCCCTCGTAATAAGAATACTAAAACTGCTCCCACCATTCCCCAAAGGAAACTCATGTATGACCACTTGAGAAATTTGTATTTACTGAGAGCAAGAACTTTTCCTTGTCCGTATATGTCTCCCGCAAGTGCATCATATACGATATCATCTGTCATCAATTTTTCTGCGTAATCTTCTTTATATTCTTCAATATCTATATGAGCAAAATGACCAAAAAATAAAGGATTAAAATGCGGAGATGATCTGTCTATATCTCCATGTCTGTCTTTTGGATAATCCGTCTTTGGTATAATAGCAAATATCGCAAACAATAATGAGAAGAAACTGCCCGTTGCAAATGTTAGTAGAGGCCATTTCATCACCTCATTGTCCAGGTTTGCTATCGTTATAGAAAATACAATAGATGCAACAGTAATCATTATATTAGCTTTTGCATCTGCCATCAACCCCAATCTCATTTGATTACCGTGATTGAGGCGGAGAATATTATCTACTGCAGTACGATCTTCAGGTACTTTTGAAAATTGATTAATTTCTTCCTTTTCCACATCATGCCCCTATTTCAATGGTGGGGCGTATAATAATCCTCCATGATTGTATAATTTATTCAGACCACGTTCTAATCCTATAGGTGTATCTGGCCCCACATTACGTTCATATATTTCTTTGTAATTTCCAATCAATTTAATAACGTTATATGACCAAGATGCCTCTAGTCCAAGTTTAGCTCCAAGATGTGGATGGTCTTTTCCGTTCTTCTCACCCATAAATCTTTGAATGTTTGGGTCTATGTGATTCTTGAACGAGTCAATGTTCTTTGAATTAATGCCCATCTCTTCTGCAATAAACAAAACATATACTGTCCATCGAACTATGTCTGTCCATTTCTGATCTCCATACTTAACAACTGGCCCTAATGGTTCTTTTGAGATAATCTCTGGAAGAATCATGTGTCTGTCAGGGTCATCAAAACTCAATCGGTTCGATGCAAGACCAGACCTATCCGTACCATACATATCACAGTCACCCCTTTTGTATACGTTCTTTGTTTTTTCGTTAGGGGGTACTGCGACAGGGATATAGTTTATTCCATGTAACTCAAAAAAGTCTGCAATGTTCTTTGCAGCTGTTCCACTACCACTAAAACATATCCTTGCACCTTCCATCTGTTTTGCAGAAGATACTCCAAGAGTTTTTCTTACAATGAATCCTTGACCATCGTAATAGGTTGTAGGTAGGAATTCTAGTTTCTTTGCAACATTCCTTGTATAAGTAAATGTGGTTGCAGCAGAAAGAATATCTATAGAACCATCTATTAAGAATTCAAATCGGGTCTTACCATTGACTATAGTAAATTCGATTGCATCTGCATCACCGAATATTGCAGCTGCAACTGCACGACATATATCAACATCAAAACCTTCCCACCTATCACCATCTTCATTATTCCATATTTCCTGAGAGAAGCCGGGAAACTCATCATTGGTTCCACAAATGACATATCCTCTTTTCTTCACTCGTTCAAATGTTGAATTATACGTTGGAACATATTCTGATTTTGGTGCACCAACTCCAAGTTTTTCTTTCATTGGATCTTGGCCCTCAGCAGGAGACAATGCCATCATCCAAAATACCCAAATTAAAGATACAACAAGTTTACCTACCATTATCATTGCAATGCCCGATATACTTCTAACAATTCTTCATCTGCGATCGGGGCGGTCATAGTATAATATCTCTGGTGGCCAACCGACATGAATGCTTTAATGTCAGAAAAACTTGGATATTTCATTAAGAGATTATGAAGAAGATAATCTGGACTCAAGTGGCACGATGCACATTGATTATCCTTTGCAAATACTCTGGTTGATTTCTTGAATCGTTCAGATTGAACTAATACAGAGTTGAGATCCTTTTCCATCCATGTAACTTTTTCTTCTATATCTGGAATAACCAAAAAGGTTAAGTATATAAGAAGTGCAATAATAACATAGATAAATGATTTACTTGCAACTATTTGATCTTTAGCAGCAAGTTCCATTTGTTGAACTTCTTCAACTTTTTTATCTATTTCTTCAATATCATGTTGTAATATCTTTTGGTCTTTTCCGTTTGCAACAGTTTTTTCTTTATCAGCCATAATTACCTCACTTCTTTCCTGCTTCGTTTAACTTCTTGGTTATTTGTTGTTGAAACCATTTGAGAACAATCGGTATGCTCACATTAGATGTCAATCCAAAAAGATACCCGATAGGATAACGATAACTTTCATAGGCCGCAAGTTGTGGAACATTTGTAAATACAATAGAAATCAACAAATATCCAGTTGCTGACATTCCCATATTGATAATTAAATCAAGTAAAATCAACCATGCGTGGCCGCTATACTTGTCCTTATTATCCTGTCTGTAATTAAATAGAAATATCCAAAAAGATGAAAAGAGGACTAACCCCAGCATCATCAATTCAGAAGTATTAAATATATCAATCATTTTGTTTTGTCTCTCTTTTGACCAATTTTAATAAGTCAGCAGTACTACCAACGAATAATGCATTAGTCACGTTTTGTGCTTTTGTGACCTCCTGTCGTTCTCCATCATTTTCTATGATTTGTTTTTTACGATGAAGTTCCATCAATTTTTCTTGTGTGTCAGTCATGTTCTTTAGAAGTTGACCAAACACTTCAAACGCTCTTGGTGATTCTTCTGCTTTCGCAATCTCCAAAAGTTCATCCATGGCATCTCTACCACGTTCTATAATATGATACATATTCTCACGAGCATATCGAAAATCTGTATCTTTTTCTTCCCCATCTATTGTGGCAGGGAGAACTTCTGAAGTATTTAAAACCTCAGCCTCTGTATAATACGTTTTATTATGTTCAACGAGATCAAGATGTTTTTCAATCCTTTGCTCAACTAATTGTTCAGTTTTCATCAACTATCTGTTTCTGCTACTGGATCGTAAGTTTTCCCTTGTGGAAAGAACTCAAAGGTTTCACTAAATCCAAAATCTTCATCTGTTAAAGCACCAGTAGATGTTGGTTCAACAGTTGTTCTACTAACTGTTTGTCCAGCAGAAGAGGCCTCTTCTGATGCTTCCGACAAAATTCGTATTCGTGTTGCATCATCTATTGCATGTTTATTTAAGATCATATAATTTCTTGCGTAAGGAGTACTATCTTCTGCAACAATATAAACTGGTTTTGTAGCAGTAGCGGCAGACATAATATGTGTATCTACAACCGAAGAAGTAATAACTTTTGCATTATCTGTGACAGATGGATATAAAAACCCTTTCATCAAAAAAGAAAGTGTCCAAATAATAGATCGCCTAGATGCAAAATCTCCTTCATAACTGTCTTCACTTGTAACAGAGTTCAATACCAAAGGGATATCCATTTTAACAGTCATACCAGAAATCAAAGTCATTGTTACTGTGAAATCTGGTGTAAAGAATGGAAGGATCTGTTCTAGGATTTGTGTTCCATCTTCTGCATTCTTTACAAACACATAAAGGGAGAAATCCCAATTATAAGGTACTGGATTGTATTGTTTCTTGAGTCCAGTTGTTCCCTTTTTAACATTCCGGCCCATCGTATTGAGTTTTCTCGCACCATCATAAGTCATGGAGGTCAACTCAAATCCCATTCGTGGAACAGTAAGTGCTACTTTTGGGTTTAGGCTTGGATCTTGACTGATCCTAACCAACATCTTGTCTTTTGGCCCATAAGAAAGAGGAATCTTGATAACTTCGGTTACTGCATCGCTACTATCAGTTCTACGAACTTCTATATTATTAAATAACGAACCAAACGCAACCACCATCTTTCTTGAGGTCTGGTGATAAAAATATGTTCCAAACATTACGGATTATCTCCAAATGGATTCGTTTCAGAAAAGTCAAAGACGGAATCCGCATCAATCTCAAACTGTTTAGAACTACTTACTTTATCAGATGTTCCAGCATCAATTGTTGATAAGGTTTCTGTAGTTTCATCGGTTGTAATCTTAGATGCATAAGTTCCAGTAGCCAGACTTGTTGCACCTGTGATAATTTCTGTCAACGTAAATGTGCCAGTCATATTGATGAGATACAAGTAACTTGTTGCAGAATCCCATCGTGCAACTTCACCAGTAACGGCAGAAGTTCCACCTGTAACTGTTTCTCCTACAGTGAACGTTCCAGAAATACTTGACAGTTCAAATGTACGAACAAAAGATTGTTTTCGTTCAATTTGATCAATT